CACCACAGCGCCAGTCCTGCCAGAGGCAAGGCGTAAAGAAACCAGCGGGACAAAGGTCGTGGAGATGGACGAGTTTGCCGTGGTCATTCGCGCTACGTTCAGGGCGACCTTCTTCTCGTAGCCGCCCTCAGAAATCACCGTGGAGCAGATCTGCTTGAGCGTGCTGCTGGAGGCGGCAGCACCCACGTTTTCAATCTCATAGCGTACCGGCAGGATCGCGGTGGTCATATACACCGACGACAGGTTGTTAGCATTCAGGAACGTGTGGCAGATGATGTACTGCCCGTCTATCACAAAGCCAATCCGAACCGACCCGACCCCCAGCCACTCAAAATCTTCCCAGAGGATCTGCGCCTTGGTCAGGTCGAGGGTATACCCTGAATCCCCGGTGCCATCTAGCTTATCGCCGTTCCAGTTGGCTTGAAGCACCACGTTGTCCACTGCCGCGCCCGAGGTGTAGGTGCGCCGCACAAAGCTCACCGCCGACCCATCACGTTGCAAGAACACACCGTTTTGTGCGTTGAAATACCCCACCCGAGTCCGCACGCCCGTCTTGGCGGCGTCCATCACGAAGGTGTTGAGCGCCAGCAGGCCCTTACCCGGCTGATACGAGAACGAGCGGTATGACTGCCGCACCACCGAGCTACCAGAGCTTGTGGTGACGTTTAACAGCACCGTGCTGGCGTTGGCGTCATAAGTCACCGTGCCGCCCGTGGCGGTGGTCTCATCAAACAGGTCGTTTTTGGCGTAACGATTCTGAGAATCAAACAGCGTGTAGGGGCCGCTGATGCGTAAACGCCCGAACGCATCTGTGTTTGTCCCGCCAATGGAGACCGGAACAGTTGCAGTTGTGCTCACAATTTGTCCCAGAAGTTGATCAAGCTGGTTGAAATACAACCGCAGAATACTGTTGAACTTGTCAAAATACTTTTGATCGTAAGCCTCAGATGCTTGCGGAAGGGCGGGGGCAGCAAACCGCTTGATAATGTTGTATATCAGCGGCATGATTAGCTCTTGCGTCCATCAGGACGAATGTCGATTCTCGGCGACCCCAACTGCCACATAACGCCTATACCATCGGACGCAATCTTCATCGCCATCTGCCGACCCCGCACGCGAATGTTTACCTGCCCCGTAAACTGTTCAACTGGAACAACCGCCGTGCGAGTAATAGCCCCATCATCTGAACCACCAAGGGACGCCGGATTGTTGTAGCCCGATCCTGAGTTCTGCAGAGGCAAAAGCGTCAGCGTGGCGTTAGGTGAGCCAGCGGTGGAGCCTCGGAAAGTAATGTCAGGCAGCACCCGCCAGACGAACGAGAAGTTGTGCCCGTCGTCGATGTCAAATTCAGATGATGTGATGTAAGACTCAATAGCCGCTGTCGTTCCCGTGGAGTTATCGTCTACACCGGACTCTTGGTACAGAAGCTGATTGTTATAAGCCGCAATCGGATAGTCACTGATGATGCTGGCATCAATCCAAGTAGTGCGATCCATCGTGCCGTAGTACCAAATCTTTTCCAAGTAGTTGTACACAACATAGCGATCAGGAGAAGATGTGTTGTTGTCTGCCGAGCAATAAAACCACCACACCTCGTTAAAACGCTCAACAGTAGAAGCAAAGACCTGCTCAGATTGATTAGAATTAAAGTCGCCAAAGACATACTGCCGAAGATCACAAGGCAGCGTTAACACCCGACCGTCGTAGGCATAAAACTTATCCTCACCCATCCAATAGGTAACACCCGCTGCCGTGGTCATGGCCCGGTCACTTATAAGCGATACATTGTCAGCAAGCATCTGAGAGCCCCACACAATAGGAGGCCCAAGGTATTGCAGCGAGTACAGTGATATATCAGTCCACACCAAAATTTCTTGGCGAACCTGGGCCACCCCCACGATTTCAGAGCCGTGAGAAAGCTGTAAGCTGCCCGCTTGATTGGTTGCTGCCGGGGTCCAACTAACCGCACTCTCCTGATCCGACCAGCGAATTAGCATGAGGTTCTGGTCCGCCGAACCATAATCGTTGCACCCAAACGCCAAGACAAAGCGTGAGGTATCAGACACCAGCACAAGCCGCTGTACCGTCGGCACATTCGACGCACCGGAGAGTGACGTCAGGTTAACCCCACGAGTGGTCAAACCAAGTGAGTTGTCCCAGTAGTACAGCGGCCCATCCTTGGGGCCATAGATCAGATCCTCACCAAAGTTCTGCAGGTTCCACACGCGCAAAGACTCCAGCGAAGTACTTCCGATCCCCCACGCGCCGCCGCCCCAAGGACCCGCGCCCCATCCAGACAGAGGCGTTTGAATAGCAGGGCCGATATTGATCTGGTAAGTGGCAACAGCAGTTTCGGCAGTCTCCCAAATTTCGTACTCGGGCGTGACAAAATCCAAGTCAAGATACATCTCATCGTACACATTAGCCGTGACAGGAAGCACAACTGTGTAGGTATCTACTGTGAGGACCGTAACTTGATATTCTTGATCTATGACTGCTGGCGTTACATTACCGCCAAACCCTGTTGCGCCGCTAAATGTTACAAAATCTCCTGTAATGCAGCCGTGCCCAACATCGACTACGGTCATGATGTTCGACCCTGCCGTAACAGAAAAACTTACCGTGCCCGGTGTGGTTACGCGCCTGATGGGGGTAATATCAAAATACGCCCCACCAAACATCAAATATACTTTTTCGTTTGTCCCTACAGCAAGCAAAGACGAGAAGGGCCACAGCGAACGTGCTACGCCCTCAAAAGTGTTTACGTTTGATACTTGCTCCCAACCACCAATTTTCTCTGGCGTGCCGTAGCGAAAGCGAATTTTATCGCAGGCATACCACCCACCCTCAGTTGTGTACCGAGTATTTTCACGATTAACACCCGGCTTTAATTGTATCTTTTTGAGGGGCATATACGCCTCACTTACCTGCTGCTTTACGTGAGTAGAAAAGCGTGCGGTCACCGAACAGGTAGAAGCCCACTGCAGCAGCGAAGTTATCAACCGTATCGCTGGATTGTCCTTGTAACTTGAGCGTTGCCCATGTACCTAACACAACCACTGCCACGCCGGGGCGCATAAGTCGCACACAAGCCTCGACCCACGGGTATGAGGGGTTGGACCCACCAGCTTCGTTGAGCGCCTTGAACATATCAAGGTCAAACTGCCGCATCTTGACGTACTCGTCCACGTTGACGGGCTTGTACGTGTCGGTCTGTATAAACCGACCGATGAGGGATTTCCCCAGGTCTACCACCAAGGGGCCGAAGGCAGCAAGAACGGTCATTGGGTCCATTTAGATCTCCATGATGTCGCACACACGCCGTGTCCAGCCGCGACCGAAGGCACTGAACGTGTTGAGGTTTGTCAGGAATCGCAAGCGTTGGGCCAGTATGCGCATCCTTAGCGCGTCGGGTTGCGCTGCGTGTGCAGCGGCCAGTGTCTTGGGGCCAATGACACCGTCATCGGTGACCTTCAGTGCCCGTTGCAGCCAGATCGTAGACTGCCGAATTCCGGAGTTCACCGCCGCGTCGAAGACAGCGTACCGTATGGCAGGGGGCAGTTCATCTGCCCGTATCTTGTCCCAGTACTGGGCCTTGTAGATCTTCTTGGCGAGGTCAACAGGCAACTGCCGCATATCACCTGTGTAGCCAGCTTCCTTGGCTACGGCTTTGGTGATCCCGTACATGGTCTCGCGCCCAGGATCAAGCGGGTGATCGGTAAACCCGCCCTCTGAGAGCAGAACATGCTTGACGGCAGTTGCGAAGTCCATCTCAGTCGTTCAGGCGGTTTGTTCAGTTGCTCCAAGGGAGTCCAGAGGCGGTTGACGGATTGATCTGGGCGTTGATTTGCCCTTGCACTGCGGCCTCATACGCAGCGACTTGGTTGGCACCCATCTCGTCCTTCACCCAACCAACGACGATGGCTTCGGTGAGTTGGTCGTAAGGGATGAACGTCGGATCGGTGTGATCCTTGTGGGGCAGGCTGATCGTGCCATAGACAGAGCCAGAGGCTGCGCCGTCCGTTTTGCTGACACGCCAGTGGGCAGTGGTCACGCAGCCGTCAGGCAGGGTGCTGTCCAAATTTGAGATGGACCAGTTCATGGTTGTCCTTTCAGGGGGTTTCCAAAGCCGCAACACGGGCGCGGAGGGATTGGAGTTCAGCGACGATGTTGGCAATGAACTCAGCAGAGCCGTACTCCATCGCTTGCATGATGGGCTTGCCGTCTGCGTCTACCGCGTCTTTCTCGCCAACTACGCTGCTGGGCGACACCACTTGCGCTTCGTGCGCGATAAAGCCAACGCCCTTGCTGCCGTCCGCTTTCCAGTTCCATGTCTTAGGCTGGAGAGCGTCAATGAACGCGCCTGAGCCGGTCAGAGGCTGCTGGTTGTCTTTGAGGCGGTAGTCTGAGGAGGTGTTGTAAGCGGTTGCTGAACCGCTGCAACTAATTGAACCAACAGCCGTTCCGCCGCTACCCGATGTGGTTCCGTTGACAAGAAAACTTATGGCGGTGGCATTTGTTGTTACTGAACCCGCATTTAGCGTTATTCCG